AAGCGCCGGGTTGCCGGGTTGCCGGATGATGAGATCCCGGAGCTGAATGAGAGCCGAGCGAGGCGCGAGCATTACCAGGCGGAGCTGGCCAAGCTGGAGGTGGATCTCAAGCGCAAGGAGCTGGTGCCTGCGGTGGAGGTAAGCAAGGCAGCGTTCGCAATGGGTCGCAGCGTGCGCGAAGCGTTGAGCAACTTGGCTGATCGGTTAAGTCATCAGTTGGCGGGCGAGACCGATCCGGCGCGCATTCATGCGGTGCTGACGGATGAACACCGTGCTGCATTAGCGGAGCTGGCTGATGGTTAGCCCATGGAGTGTTGGGTTTCTGGATGGCCTGCGGCCTGAGGATCCGCTGACGGTGAGTGAGTGGTCTGATCGGTATCGGAGGCTGAGCAGCAAGGCAAGTGCGGAGCCGGGGCCATGGCGCACCAGTAGGACGCCATACCTACGGGAGCCGATGGATTGCCTTAGCAGCGACAACCCAGTGCAGCGGGTGGTGCTGATGTTTGCAGCGCAGACGGGTAAGACCGAAGCAGGCAGCAACTGGCTGGGCTATGTGATTGATAATTCGCCGGGACCAATGCTTTGCGTGCAGCCGACGGTGGAGATGGCGAAGAGGTTGAGCAAGCAGCGGCTGGAGAGCATGATCACGGACACGCCATGCCTAGCGGCAAAGATTGCGCCATCGCGTGCGAGGGATTCAGGCAACACGATGTTCAGCAAAGACTTCAGCGGCGGAATCATGATGTTGACTGGAGCCAATAGCGCTACAGGTTTGAGGTCTGCGCCGTGTCGCTATTTGTTCGCTGATGAAATCGACGCATTCCCTAGTGATGTAGATGGGGAGGGCGACCCGGTGGCACTAGCGGAGCGACGGACTACGACGTTTGCGCGACGCAAGATTTTGCTCACTAGCACGCCAACGGTGAAGGACTTTAGTCGGATTGAGGCTGAGTTTCAGCGCAGCGACCAGCGGCGGTTCTTTGTGCCGTGCCCATGTTGTGGGGCAATGCAGTGGCTGCAGTGGTCAAGGTTGAAGTGGGATGACGGCGACCCAGACACTGCGAAGTATGAGTGCCAGCGATGCGGCGAGCGATTTGAGGAGGTGCATAAACCAAAGATGCTTGCTGGTGGTGAGTGGCGTGCGACTGCACCAAGCAATGGACGGACAGCAGGCTTTCACCTGTCAGGTTTGTATAGCCCGCTGGGATGGTGCAGCTGGCCGCAATTGGTGGAGGACTTCATAAGGGCAAAGGGTGATGGGCCAGCGTTGAAGGTATTTGTCAACACGCGGCTGGCGGAGACGTGGGAGGAGGACTACACGGCAGCGGTGAATGCTGATGGGTTGATGGCAAAACGTCTGGATTATGAGCCAGGCACTTGCCCTGATGGGGTGGTGTTGCTCACGTCTGGAGTTGACGTGCAGGACAACCGGCTTGCGGTCAGTGTCTGGGGATGGGGTGAAGGCGAGACTGGCTGGCTGGTGTGGCACCAGGAGTTGATGGGTGACCCAACGCAGCTGGAAGTGTGGAAGCAATTGGATCAGGTGTTGGCTACTGAGTGGGCAACTGCTAGCGGCAAGAGTTTGAAGATCAAGCAAATGGCAATTGACTCTGGCGGTCACTGCACGCATGAGACATACAACTATGTGCGCGAGCGAGCGCGTGAAGGTGTGGTCGCGATCAAGGGCAGCAGCAGGCGTAACAGCCCGGCGGTAGGCAAGGGCACAAAGGTTGACGTGAACTGGCGCGGGAAGGTGTTGAAAAAAGGCGTGACGCTTTACCAGCTTGGAACTGACACGATCAAGACCACGCTGTTTGGGAGGTTGCGGCATAACGAAGGCAGCGGCAGCTTGAACTTCGGCATGGCTGCTGATGTTGAATACTTCAAGCAGCTAACGAGTGAGCGGCAGGCGTTGCGGTATCACCGGGGATTCCCGATCCGGGAATGGGTCAAGAAAGCAAGTAGTCGCAATGAAAGTTTAGACTGTGCCGTATATGCCTTTGCTGCGCTGCAGATCTATTCAAGGCGTATGAACCAGGCAACGATGTGGCAGCAGTTGCAGCAGCAGCTAGAAGAAGGGGGCAAGACACCGCTAAGATCAAGGAAGCAACAGCCTGCCCCGGCTGGTCCAAGTTTCGTCAGCAACTGGTAAGCCGTGAACATCCCTAGCCAAATTGAAGCAGGCGACACGGTGCAATGGCGTGACGATGCAGGCGTGGATAATTTGGGCAATGCTGTCAGCAGCGCGACCTATACGTTGACCTACTACCTGCGGACGAATCACACGCACGAAGGCGCAACGGTGGTTGGCACGGCTTACGGCACAGGCTGGGAGTTCACGATTGCAGCTGGAACCAGTGCTGCATTTGACGCTGGTGATTGGTACTTCCAAGCCATAGCCACCAAGACCGGCAGCACCATCACGCTTGGAACAGGGCAGCTGCAGGTCAAGACAACACTGAGCTACACGGGCCAGCCCGCCGCATTTGACGGGCGCACCCAGACCGAAAAGGATTTAGATGCGATACAGGCTGCGATCCGTTCACTGCTGAACAATGGCATCGTCAAGGAATACACTATTGGCAACCGTAGCCTTAAGAAATATGACTTGCCGGATTTGCTTGCGCTGGAGACAAAGTACAAGGCTGAATTGAAGCGTGAGCAAAAAGCTCAGCTGATTGCTAATGGCTTGGGCAATCCGTTCAATCTGTTCGTGAGGTTCTGATGGGATTGCGTACGCGGCTATTCAAGGCAATGGGTTTTGAGCCAATGCGACCACGCGCGCGGGCGTATCAAGGCGCGCGTGTTAGCAGGTTGACCTCTGACTGGGTGACAAGCGGCACCAGTGCCGACAGCGAAATCAAAAGCAGTTTCAAGGCATTGCGCAATCGTGCGCGGCAGTTGTGCCGTGACAACGACTACGCGCGGCAGGCATTGCGCAGCATCCAGAACAATGTGATCGGCCATGGCATCAGCCATCAGTCACAGGTGCGGATGCAACGTGGCGGCAAATTAGATCAAGCCATCAACGGGCAAATCCATCACGCATGGATGCAATGGAGCCACAAGAGCCGATGTGATGTGAGCGGCCTGCTGGGCTTTCACGATATGGAGCGGCTGTTAAGTCGGAGCTTGGCGGAGAGCGGTGAGGTATTTGTGCGAATGATCCGTCAACCATTTGGCGACAGCCGGGTGCCGTTTGCGTTGCAGGTGCTGGAAGCTGATTATCTGATCGATGACGATGTGCCGCAGGCAGCAAACGGCAACACGGTGCGAATGGGCATCGAGGTGGATAGCTACCTGCGACCGCAGGCGTACCACTTTTACGCCAACCACCCGGGGGACACCTACGCGGGGAATGTGCGAAGCAATGGCCGGCGTCTACGGGTGCCTGCTGCTGAGGTGATTCATTTGTTCCTGCCGGAGCGGCCAGGCCAGACGCGAGGCGTGACGTGGTTTGCGTCAGCGCTGATGCGGCTGCACATGCTGCAGGGCTATGAGGAAGCTGAGGTGGTCCGTGCTCGGGCCAGCAGTGCGTTGATGGGATTCATTCAATCGCCAGAAGGTGAGCTAGTAGGTGATGAGATCTATGAAGGTGACCGGGTGAGTGAGTTCACGCCTGGTGTGTTCAAGTATCTAGCGCCGGGCGAAAGCGTGACAGTACCGGACCTAAACAGCCCTGATGGACAGCTGGAGCCGTTTACGCGATCGATGCTGCGGGCTGTAGCAGCTGGCGTTGGCGTGAGCTTTGAAAGCATCAGCAAAAACTTCTCAGAGAGCAACTACAGCAGCAGTCGGTTAAGCCTGCTCGAGGAGCGCGACACCTATAAGGTGCTGCAGCGGTTCTTCATTGAAAACTTCCACCAGCAGGTTTTTGAGGGCTGGCTTGATATGGCCGTGCTAAGCGGTGAGTTGAGCTTGCCTGGGTATGAAACCAACCCCGATCGCTACAAGGCCAGCCGTTGGATACCACGCAGCTGGGAGTGGGTGGATCCGCAGAGGGAAGTCAGCGCATATAAGGACGCGGTGCGGTGCGGGTTTAAGACGCTAGGCCAAGTAATCAGCGAGCAGGGCGGCGACATTGATGATGTGTTGATAGCGCGGCAGGCT